TTATCACATCTGTTGATGGCTCTTATTTGTCATTGAATAACCCAATAACTTTGACAACTACTGGTACTTTGCCATCTGGACTAAGTACAGGAACAACATATTACTGCGTTAATGTTTCAACAAACACGTGTAATTTGTCTTTGACACCTAGTGGATCAGCGATCAACACGACAACAGCGGGAAGTGGAACGCATACGGCAGTACACGCACAGCCATCTGTGACTAACGAGTATTCGGATGGTGTTTCATTGCAAAACCTGAAAGTCAATGCAAGTGGTTCTGGCAAGGTTGTCCAAACTGGCTATGAGACTAATATTTCAGGCAATGAACTATCTATTCAGAAGATTGAAATTCAATCTAAACGTGGCAGAGTAAGTTAAGGAGAAGAAATGACAAATTATGTGAAATCAACGAATTTTGCTACCAAAGACAATCTTGCGTCTGGTGATCCATTAAAGATTGTTAAGGGTACTGAGATAAACACCGAGTACGACAATATTGCTATTGCTGTTGCTACTAAGGCAGATACTGCATCTCCTACCTTTACTGGTACTGTAACTATCCCAACACTTGCATTAACAAATGATTTGGCTGTAACTGATGGAGGTACTGGCGCATCTACTGCAACTGATGCTAGAACCAATCTGAGTGCCGCCAAGTCTGGTGCTAACTCTGACATTACTTCTATTTCTGGTTTGACAACTGCTTTGACTGTTGCACAAGGTGGAACGGGCGCGGCTACTCTAACAGCAAACAATGTGGTTCTTGGTAATGGTACGAGTGCTGTGCAGTTTGTTGCGCCTGGCTCATCTGGAAATGTTTTGGTTTCCAATGGCACAACATGGACATCTGGTGGCGCAGGAGTTACATCCCTTAATGGTCAAACTGGCGCAGTCGTTTTAACTAATGCTGGTGATATTGGTTCTATTGGTATTTTTCAAAATTCTGGTAATTCAGATGTAGCGTATGGAGCAACTATTGCTGGAAGCACTTTGAGATATGACGATACTACAAATACTAATAATCCAGCAGGCGGTGCTAAATCTCCTTTTGCTAGTCATTATTTTACTGCTAATAATCCAAGTTACGGCGGTGGTGGCACATCATTAAGTGGCACATGGAGAAAAGTAAGCACGGGTTCTGTTTTCTTTAGTCAAGTTATTTGCGGTGATACATATAGGTATTGGATGCGTGGCCTTTATATCCGTGTTTCTTAAAAAGGAAAAAATAAATGTTTACGATTGAATCAGTTACAGATTTGCAATGGTGTGATGCAGAACATACATTTTTTTCATGTAATGTTAAGTATGCTGAGTTTAATGAGCCACATCCATCGGGTGTAGATGCAACAGACCAACATGCTCACATAAAAGAATTATGGGCTAAAGGAAATGCTGGTGTATATGGCGCAATTGCTGAGTATGTACCACCACCAATAGCACCAGTAGCAACAGAACAACAACCAAGCACGACAGGATCACAAGACTTATGACCTACGGGATATATCCAAATTCAACGCCTGAGTTTCGTATGCTTCAAAAAGAAGATGGGACAATGGCAATGCAAGTTAGATATATCAACGCACCTATGGGATATACAGGTAAATGGATGGATATGAAAACAGAGAAAGAAAATGACAAAGCAAGTCAATCCGAAGCATCAAGTCACGTATGACGGGGCGAGCATAAATGTGTATCACGCCAATAAAGGCGAGGGGTTACCACGCCATGAACACGTTTACGCACATCTCACAATCTGTCATTCAGGAAGTTGTGTGATTCGCAAGGAAGGAATTGAGAAAGTGATTGACAAGTACACGCAACCGATAAACCTTAAGGCTAATGAGTGGCATGAGATTGAGGCATTGGAAGACGAGACTGTGTTTGTGAATGTGTTTTCGGAAGGAAAGTATTGAAAGTAGAAGTAATTAAAACCAAGAATTACGTTGTGTACTTTGAGGATGATTGCGGCTTTACTTTTATTCATTGTGATTGCATGAGATGGAACAAAAGTGTTAAAAGACAATTGAAGATTGATTTTGATGAATTGTTCAAGTCCTATAAAAAGGATATTTATGCGATACATGAAGTGGGTGATGCAAAGCATGAGAAGTTTGTAAGAATTTTTGGGTTTGATTATTTGAAAGATTTTGTTGGCATGGACGGCAAAGCAAGACAAATGTTTGTTAGGAGAACATAATGGGAATGGAAGCGGCACTTATAGGTGGAGGACTGAACTTACTAAGCAGTTCTATGGCGGCGGATTCTGCAAGGGATGCGGCACAGACTTCTGCTAATGCTCAACTTGAAGCATCAAGGATGGCGGCAGAGGAGGCTCGTTTCCGACCTATTGGGGTAACCACTCGATTCGGCTCATCTCAATTTGACTTTGGGCCAGAGGGAAGACTCTCAGGTGCTAGTTATACGTTATCTCCTGAGTTAAAAGCCTATCAAGATCGTTTGATGGCCTTAACAGGTACTGGATTAACACAAGCAGAGCAGGCAGGACAGCAATACGCTCCCTTAACTGGTGCGGCTACTGGTTTGTTTAATCTTGGTCAACAGTATTTAGCGCAAACCCCTGAACAGGTTGCCGCTCAATACATGGCAAGACAACAGGAATTGCTCGCGCCTAGCCGTGAGAGACAGATGTCTCAGTTGCAAAACCAATTGTTCCAACAAGGTCGTGGTGGTTTGTCAGTAGGTGCTACTGGTGCTAGACCAAGTGGAGCGGCAGGACTAGGTGCTACAACACCTGAGATGGAAGCCTACTACAACGCATTGGCACAACAAGATGCGGCTTTGGCGGCACAGGCACAACAGGCTGGACAACAACAAACTGCCTTTGGCGCAGGATTGTTTGGTCAAGGTGCTAACTTGCTCAACCAATATCAAACTGGTCAAGTGGGTGCATTGTCTCCATTCCAAGCATATTTGGCGGCTACTCAAGGCATTGAATCTTTGGGTCAAGCACCTTTGGATATTGGCGCTCAATTGGGCGGTCGTGCGGCTACTGCTGGCGCACAGGCTGGACAATCGTTGCTTTATGGTGGATTGGGTGCCGCAAGGACTATGCAACCAGCCAATGCACTCAACCCATTTTCTAGAACGCTATCTAACCTTGGTGAAAGCAGAGAGTTCACACGAGGCATAGGTGGGCTGTTTGGTGGTGGCGGTGGTGCTTCGGACTATGGCAGTTATGGAAGTGCGGTAGGCTATTCAGACCCTTTTGGGTATGTCGCACCATTCTAAGGAGTAATTAAATGGCAACAGATTCAATCGTAGGCGGTTTGTTTGGGATGACTCCTGAATCGTATCAAGATACCAGACAACTGCTAGAACAAAGACAAGCACTTCAACAGGCTCAGTTAGACCCGTATGAAGCAGTTAACTACATGGCGGCTAGGGCTGGTCAGCAACTAGGTCGTGGGCTAGGTGGTGCTTTGGGTGCACAAGACCCACAATTGCAGAAGATTTCAGCGCAAAACCAGATATTGAGTAATTTAGATTTTACTAACCCACAATCAATTGCTAGTGGTATTGAAAGAGCGCAACAGGCTGGAATTCCTGAGTTGGCTTTTAAGTTGTTGGCTGTTCGTGATGATGCAATGAAACGGCAAGCAGTTTTGCAATCTCAACAAAGAATGCAACAGGCTCAAGGTTTGTTGCCAAGCATATTAGTACAAGGCACTCCAGAACAAATAACTCCTGAAAAGGTTATTGTTGATGAGACTGCTGACACTTCTTATTTGCAACCAGCAACAAAGAAAGAAGCAACTCCAACAATGATTAACCAAAGAGTTGTTGAGCAATTAAGCGTTACACCAGAAGGGCAAGCCGTTCTTGAAGGTTTCTATAAGGCGCAAAAGTCTGGTAGTGAAGCAGATAAAGCGCAAGCAGAAGCAAATATCAAAATTGTTGAGGCTAGATATGCTCCTGAATCACAAAGAGCAAAATTGATTAAAGATGCGGCTGATGCACAAAAAGCGGCAATTGATGCAAGTTGGGAAGATAAAGTGAAAGCCATTGGCTACGCTAAAACAACTGCTGAAATCAAAAATATCAATAGTGAAATTGGAGTTCGTGGTGCCAAACTTGGTTTGGATACACAAATGACTCAAGTAAATGTTTTAGAAAAATTGGCTCAAATCCAAAAACTTAATACTGACATCCCAGAATCAACTAGAAAACTCATTAACGATAGTGCAGTTGTTGCCGCAACATCAAAGCAGGCGGCTAATCAGTTTAATGATTTGGCATCTAGGATTGAGTCTGCTGGCGGTGGATATGGTGGATTCTCATCATTTAATTCATATCTTACGAAGGCTGGTGGTTTCCAGAATGGAACTTACGATTTGCGCCAAGAGTACACGAGGTTGCGTAACAATGCGGCGATTAAGTCCCTGCCGCCTGGCCCCGCAACGGACAAAGACATCTCCCTTGCATTAAGCGGATTCCCAACCGAGACAGCAGATGCTAGAACTCTTGCTAGTTTCTTGCGTGGCATGGCAAAACTCCAAGAGATCGATGCGACAGTTGCCAACGCAAAAACTGATTGGGTTGCTCAAAACAATGGTGTTCTTACAAGAGCCAACAAGACATTTGTGGCTGGTGATTACACGGCAAAACAAGGTGAGACTTTTGTTGACTTCTCAAATAGGATTGCTAAAGATGTTAGTTCAAGATATTCTGGTGTTGGTGAGAAAGAAAGAGTGCAAGGTTTAGTTGGTCAAATTCCAACAACAGGAGAACTACCATCAACTGGCACAAACATTTTGAACCAAGCAGATCAAATTTTGGCTAGATCTCGTGGAGCAAGATAATGGCAACAGCACAAGAATACGCAACTTGGATAGTTCAAAACAAGGATTTGCAAGGAACTCCTGAGTTTGAAACTGTTGCAAAAGCCTATGAGGTTAAAAAACAAAGTGAAAATCTAGCAACAACAACTGCTCAACTTGCGCCAAAGCCTAAAGAGGCTGGCATTGTTGAGAAGTTGATTGGTGCTGGTGAAACTGGCTTGGCTATAACTACTGGTTTATTTGGCGGAACTTTGGGCGGTTTACGAGGTGGTATTGGTTATGTGGCTCAACAGGCTAGAGAAGGTAAGATTCGTGATCCTTTAGCAACTAGGGGTCTTGAGCAAGCCATAGTTCAAGGCGCACAAGACTTCACATATATGCCAAGGACTGAGGCTGGTCAAGAGCAGACTCAAGCAGTTGGCAGATTTATTGGCGAGACAATCCCACCAGTTATGCCAGTTATTGGTGCGCCATCCATGTTGTCTCAAGCAACTAGGCAAGCGGCACCATTTGTAGAAGCTGGCATCAGAAGGGGTGCTACTGCGGCTCAAGAAATGGCGATGATTCCTGTGCAAAGAGGAACTCAGATGGTGCGTGATGTTTTTGGCGTTGAGACTCCAACACCAATGGGGGCAACTGGCAGAGCAAGTGGCGGTGCTATGGCTACTCCAGCGGAATTACAACGCATGACAACCGCGGAAGGATTGCCTGTTCCTGTTAAGTTAACAAAAGGTGCGGCTAGTCGTGAGGCAGAGCAGTTGGCATTTGAAAAAGAGCAAATGAAAGGTCAGTTAGGACAACCTTTGCGCCAACGGGCTGAAGAAAATAATTTACAACTATTGCAAAACTTTGATGCAATTGTTGATCTAACAGGAGCAGAACAAGTTAGAAGTGGGTTAGCCGCAACTGGTAATTCTGTTATCAATGCATTATCTAGTGGTTGGGAATCTGCAAAAGCAAAAACAAGAGCGGCATACTCTAAGGCTGAAAATCAAGGTGAATTAAATGATTTATTGAGTCTTGATACTTTAGCAACTTATATAAACGATAAATTACCAGAGTCTACTGTTGCTCCAGTTCTTAATGTTGCAAAACAAAAAGGAATACAACTTGGCGCATTAGAGCAATTAAAAGATGGAACTGTGCAAGCAATTCCAACAACTCTTAAAAATAGTGAATTATTAAGAAGATCAATTAGCGATACAACTGGATTTGATCCTACTAATAAATTATTTGGTGGGGAACTCAAGAAGTTAATTGATCAAAGTACAGAAGGTTTAGGTGGCGAGTTATATAAAGAAGCCAGAGCATTGCGTGAGCAACAGGCTAGAAAGTATGAAGGTCGTGCAATTGTTGCCAACTTGCTTACAACAGTTAAGGGCAAAGATGATCCAAAGATTGTTGCAAGTGAAGCATTTCAGAAGTCTATTCTTAATGCATCACCAGAAGAAATTACATTCCTAAAGCGTGTTTTGTTGACAAGTGGCAAAGATGGTCAACAAGCATTTAAAGAGTTACAAGGTGCAACTATCAAGCATCTAGAAGACATTTCTACGGCTGGAGTTGGAACAGACTCACAAGGTCGTGCATTGGTATCAACTGCGAAACTTAATGCTGGCATTAACCAATTGGATTCAAATGGAAGGCTAGACATTATTCTTGGAAAGAAAAATGCAGAAATTGTGCGTGACTTGAATGAAGTGGCAAAGTATGTAACGACAGTCCCGCCTGGCACTCTGGTCAACAACAGCGGTACGGCTGGCGTTTTGTTGGCGGCAATGGGTGAAGCGGCTACTACTGGCGCATTGACAGGTTTGCCATTGCCAGCAATTAGCATATTAAGAGCAGTTAATCAACAAATGAAAAACAATAAAACAAAAGCGAGGATTGCTCAAGCTCTTAACAAGGCTGAAAGTTCTCAATAGGAAAAAACTGATGTGTTCGATCCACTAACGATTGGACTTGCTTTTAAGGCAATGCAAGCCGCATACGATGGCATATCTTATTGTTGCGAGGCGTTGTCAGAGGGTAAGGTAGCGATACAAAAGGTAAAAAAGGCAACAGATGACATCAAGACAATTACTAACGATGCCAAAACAATCTGGAGTTTCTTCTCAGGATTCTTTGGAGGAAAGTCAAAAGATAAGCCATTACCCACCGCTGAAGCCAAGTCTGTGGTCAAAAAGAAGGAACAGTACACCACTCACATACCTAATGAATCAGAAATTGTCCAACAGTTTATTGGACATTTAGGGGCTTTTTTCCGACACCATAAGGAGTTAACCGAATATGTGGAAATCAAATATGAAGAAGTATTTGCAAGTGCTGACCCAGACCCTGAAACGATTCTGGAACTCTCTGTTTACAAAAACGAACTAGACCAGTCTTATGTCAAACTGAGTGGGATGATGAGGGGCGCAAGTGTGCCTTACCAACTGGGGCCACTCTGGGAAAACTATAATCAGATTTATAGTAAGGTACAAGCAGAGCAACAAAAGAGAAAAGAGCAAATCAGGATCAGACGGCAGATTGAATCCTACAAAAGAGAAAGGTTTAGGCAAGAAAAGATCGAACTCAGCATGGGATTATTCTTAGTGCTAATCATAGTTTCTTGGCTATATGCAGTATGGATAAATTCATTTACCGAGGGATTTTGATACTGGTTTGTGTGATGTTGTCAATTATCTTAATCATTACACCTGTTTTGATTATGATGTGGATCAAGATTCAGAAGGCAGAGATTCGGATTGAGCGAAAAGAAAGACAAATCAATCAACAACTTAGAGAATTAAGGGAAAAATGAAATACCTAATATGTATAGTTTTTCTGTTTTTGTATGCGTGTGATGACAGATATAGATACTTTTGCCAAGACCCAAAGCATTTCTCTGCCAAGCGTTGCCAGCGTCCTGATTGCCAGTTCACCCAAGATTGCCCAGATTATTTAGTTGCACCCATTTTGGAGAAACAAATTGTCCAACCCCCACAAATTCCAAGTCAATCGGCTTCTGACGCAAGAGGAAATTGAGATACGAGTTTGGGCTTGCGTAGTCCTAATCGTAACTGTCATCCTCGCTGGTATCGTGATATTTATGTTGTATAGCTTGGCTTTCGTAGTTCAGCCAATTAAATCTATGGCTCCCATAGATCAAGCATTTAGTAAGATGCTCAACGACATAATTTTGCTCATTGTCGGTGGGATAGGTGGGGTAATGTCTAGAAAAGGAACGCAAGCCATTGCCGAGAAGATGGCAACACCTACAACGCCACCTCCAACGCCTCCTAGCACTCCTCCACCAGCCCCATCAGTTAACACCTCAACTTGGACATCCCCATCTGGCGCATTGCCTGCATGGATAAACCCTATCTTGGATGAAGAATGGCGGGCACCACCACCTCCAACTACACCACCTGACTATATTGACCCTGAGAAGGAGAAAATAGCCAATGAGAGAGAATTAGCGAGGGCTGAACAATGATTCCTAATCCTTGGATGATATTAGGTGCTATTTTTGTAGCTGTCAGCGTTTATTTCTATGGTCATCATAGAGGTTGGGATGAGCGTGATGCTGAGATGCAAGCAGAGATTGCCATCAAGAATGAAGAATCTAGAACCAAAGAGCAAGAACTTGCCAAACAACTAAATGAACAATCATCAAAACTTTTGGAGGCCAATAATGCCATATCTGAAAAACAGTCTAGTCTTGATCGTGCTATCCGTGCTGGTCGGGTGCGCCTCCCGTCCGCAAGTTGCGTTCAAACCAATGGAAATCCCCCCGTTGCCAGCGGAAATAGCAGTCAAACGGGAAGCGAATCTGACACAGAGACTCTCCGACTTATTGCTCAAATCGCCGCAGACGGAGACAAAGCAATCAACCAACTCAACGCCTGCATCGATGCCTACCAAGCAGTAATGGAGAAAGTAAATGGTAAACGCTGAACAACTAAAACAACTCCATATTGGTGCGGAGTGGGTAGACGCCCTGAATGAGACATTTACCCGCTTTAACATTGTCACAAAGAATCAAAAGGCTATGTTTATCGGTCAATGTAGCCATGAGTGCGGTAACTTCCGCATCCTTGAGGAAAACCTAAACTACAAAGCGGCAACGCTTATGAGGTTATGGCCTAAGAGGTTTCCTACCTTGGAGAAAGCCAATGAATATTCTGGCAACGCTAAAAAAATTGCAAATTCTGTCTATAGCCTACGCATGGGCAATCGTGACGAAACTTCTGGTGATGGCTATAGGTTTAGGGGTCGTGGTTGTATTCAACTTACTGGTCACTCAAATTATTTTCATGCTGGCAAAGCATTGGGTATGGATTTTGTTATGGAGCCTGACCTTGTTTCTACTCCTAAATATGCCGCCCTTACTGGTGGATGGTTCTGGTCAACCCACAACTGTAATGCTCCAGCGGATGCCCTTGACTACACTAAAGTGACTCGCATCATAAATGGTGGGACTATCGGGTTAGACGATAGGATTAAACACACACAACAGGCGTTGGCGGTCTTGAGTTAGTCTTTATCCCAACTAATATATAGGACTGCACCTATCACAATAATTCCAATGCAGACGCCCATGCCAAGTAGAACAATGATGGTCAGTATACTTTCTATCATTTTACTTTACTCCTAATCAAATCTTCCAAGCATTTCATCAGAGTGAATACCGCACTCAGAAAAGCTGGTGCCAACATACCAAGAATAAAAAGCATGACATCATACATATCTTGTCTCCAAATACATTTCGTGGAATGCCCACACAACCAGCCAATCCCACATTAGATTGGGGCAGTTCCCATCATGGTAATACTTTGCCATTTCAAGGCAAAACTCTTTAGTTGGTGGTTTTTTCATACTTTTTCTCCAGTTCATCTACTCGTTTAGACAGAAGTCGAACAACCTCGGTAAGCAACGCAACTTCAGCAATTAACTTTGCCTCTTTGGTTGGATGGCGAATTGCCTCCTTCCTGACAGAACTCTGCTCCATTGCACTAAAGACTTCTTTCTCCTCTAAAGTCTCTATTTGTATTGGTACAACTAATCCAATTGGTTTACGCATATCAACTCCAAATGTATCTGGTGAACATATAAAAGAAGAACCAAACTATGGCAATTAGCGCACAAAGAATGGTGAAGTCACCAATCTGTGGATCACGATAAGGGCCTGTAAAGATGTCCTCATTCACATAGTCTTTAGGCCATGCCTCTTGCAAGGTGCGGGGAAACATTCGTCCAGTTGGTAGTAGATCATCATTCATTTAATTAGACTCCTGTAAGCGTTAATGGCATCTTTCAGATCATTCTGCAACTGTTGGATGTAGTCTTGTTGCTCTTGCAATTTAATGTAAGACTCTTGGGCAAACTTGGCTAGATTCTCGTGGCTCCATGATTCAAATGTTGGCATTGTTATCTCCAAAATCGTTTAAGGCTGTCGGTTGAAAATGTTTTTTGGTACTCGGTTTCTTTGGGAGTAGTTAGCCTGTTTTTCTGAGGTAAAGCTCCTGTAAACACTTCTTCTTTGGTTTTAAAAATACAAAAGCAAAGTTTGCAGTATCTGCGGCGGTAAGTGAACTCTTCATTCTGAATTGTCTCTGTAATGGCAATCTTGTCGCCCTCGCACTTGGGGCATTTCATGGGTGTCTAGCCTCCTGCAGTATCTCGATGCGCTCGCGTGCAGCGCGCAAGGTTGTATAGCGCTGGTGCAAGCGCTCCAAGACGGCCACACGTTTGCCAACCGCGCGCTCTTGCGTCAACATCTCCAGCACCTTAGCCTCATCCAAGGTCTTGAGTTCAGCGTTTAATTTTCGCCAGGTAAGTGTCAATTTTTGTCTCCAGTTTAGTAATTGTGTTTAGGGTTTTCGATAGTGTGCGGTTTGCTGCATTGGCATCCCGTCTATGAATCTTCAATATGGACTTTGCAGCTTTTAACTGCGCTTTCCATAGGTTTAGTCTAGTCATTTCAATTCCTCCATTGCAATATCAGACAAGGCGCGTTTGTCGTGTAACGCGCCCCAAATCTTCTCATCTACTGTTTTATTAGAAATCATTACGTAGCACCACACGTCATGCCGCTGGCCGCTACGATGCAAACGCCCGATGGTTTGTTCATACAGTTCGAGCGACCAGGGCAGGGACAA